GGTACTATAGCTGCGGAGGTTACCCAATTCTCGGCAGGCGTAGCCTCCCTTCAATCTATTTGGCACTATCATATTTCGGAGTTTTTCAGGCTGCAACCCAAAGGCATATTGTATGTCGGGTTTTTTCCGCCTCCAGGTGTTTATACATTCTCAGAGATCACCAGCATGCAAATTTTTTCTGGTGGGATCATTCGCCAGATCGGTATATATAAGGATGGGGCGGCCTATTCAATAGCCGACCTGACCACGATCCAGGCTATTAAACTGTCGTTGGATGCAACGAAAATGCCGCTTTCTGTTTTGTACGGAGCGGATATCAGCGCCATAACGGATCTCACAACCATTGGGGATCTAAGCCAGCTCACCGCAAATGGGGTCTCTTCCTGTATATCCCAGGACGGCGCGGCATTGGGCGCGGCATTGTTTTACTCATATGGAAAGTCCATTACGACCCTCGGGGCTTTATTAGGTGCCGTGGCTTTAGCCAGCGTCAGCCAAAGCATAGCATGGGTACAGAAGTTCAATATTTCAAACGGTACAGAGTGCGATGTGATAGCTTTTGCCAATGGCGTCCTATATACGGATCAGAGCATTTCGGCCAATTTTCTTTCTACCCTCAACAATCAACGGCACATCTTCCTCAGAAAGTTTGTGGGCACAGCTGGTTCCTACTTCAATGACAGCCATACTTCTATTGCGGTAAACTCTGACTATGCCTACATCGAGGACAACCGGACTATCGATAAAGCGGACAGGCTCATTTACCAGAATGTGCTTCCCTTCTTAAACGGTCCGGTGCAACTCAACGCCGACGGGACGATTAGCGATAATTCCATCGCCTATATCACTGGCCTGGCTGAATCCGGGCTGGACCAGATGGTCAGGGATAGTGATCTCAGCGGTAGAGAAGTGACTATCGATCCCACCCAAAATTTGAATACGCAGGGCAAATTAATCATCACCGTGCAGTTGCTACAGGAAGATGTTGCGCGGAATATTCAGGTTAACGTGGGCTACACCAGTAGTTTATCATAAGGCAAATGTGAAGAGATGGGACAACAGACGGCGCTAATCAACGGTATCAACTATTCATGGGCGAACATAACCCTCAACTTGTTCGGTAATCCAATTTTTGGCATTACGAAGATCAAGTATACCAGGAAGCAAAAGAAGGAAAACAACTACGGCTTTGGGTCTGACCCGGTGAGCCGCGGCTATGGGAACAAGGAGTATGATGCGTCTTTGGAGCTTTATATGGATGAGTGGAAAAACATCATTGCTGCGTCACCCAATAGAGATCCGTTTCAGATAACGCCCTTTGATATCCAGGTCGTCTTTGGTCAAATCAATGGCCTTGACTCCGACAAGGATGTCTTACGAGCTTGCGAATTTACCGAGGATGGTTTTGATGCCAGCCAAGGTGATACGAGGTTGCTCATATCGGTTCCTCTGATCGTTGGCCTCATTGAAAGGTAGACACGGTGTCAGCCGAATATGTTAAGGATAGTACCAATAGAGTTCAAAGAGGCGTGCGCCTTCGTCGCGTTGCATCATCGCCATCATAAACCCCCACAGGGTCACAAATTCTCCATTGGACTGGCAGATGGTGAAATTGTTGTTGGAGTGGCTATCGTGGGTAGACCGGTTTCCCGGCATCTGGATGATGGTTGGACCTTGGAAGTTACCCGGCTTTGTTCGGATGGGACAAAGAATGCGCCGAGCAAATTATACGGAGCCTGTTGGCGCGTGGTCCGCGAAATGGGTTATCGGCGAATAATTACTTACATCCTCGATACCGAAAAAGGCATATCCCTTGACGCCGCTGGTTGGAGATGTATGGGTCAGGCAGGGGGCCTAAGCTGGAATACTCCCAGCCGGCCGCGCGTAGATGCCAGCCCTCAACAAATGAAAATAAAATACTGCAAAGAGCAAGACCCCACTTGAGGGATGTTGAAATGGTGCAGTTCCCAAATAGTTTATTAACGCTTAAAGATTGAATAAAAATGGAGAAACTAACAGAGGAACAGATCCGGGCGAAGGTGAAGGAAATCTCCCAAAAGTTGAACGGCGCAAAAATTCACGCGTTCATGTTCGAGGAAAACGACGAAGATGGTCAGGTAATCGGATTTTTAAGAGAGCCAGGTCTTACTACAAAGATTCGGGCGCTGGACAGCATGCAGAACGATAAGCTATTTTCCACCGGGGCGACATTACTTGAATCGCTGTTGGTCAAGGAATATAGCGATGATCGTATCCTGAGTGGTCAGCCGCAACACGATGCCTACTACTTGGGCGCAGCGACGCAGGCCCTAAACTTGGTTCGTGCAGCCCAGGACAGGCTCAAAAAAAAATCGACGAGCATTACACACATATCATAAATGATGATACCGAGATTAGCCACTACGCGGCCTTTATCCGGTATTACTTCAAAATTGATCCCGCTACCCTGACTGAAGATGAATTTGCGCGGGCATGGGCGCAACTTTATTTCGTCTTAGACAGGACCGGTCAAATTAAGAGAGAATGAGTACGGAGAACGTTCAATATGTGTTGTCCCTCAAGGATATGTTTTCGCACGTTCTCGAGGAAGCACATAAGAAGGTCGAGGAGTTTGAGCACACTTTCGAGAAAGTGGGGGAGATCACCCGTGAATGGGGGCATGCTCTATTGGGGTTGGCGGGTATAGCTGAAGGCTTTGAGTTTCTGAAAGGCACGGTTGAGGCATTTTCCGAAGCTGAAGATCAGGTTGCCCAATTAAAGGCCGGTATCGAAAGTACCGGTGGTGCGGCGGGTATTACGCTGGAGGAAATGACAAAGCAAGCCACTGAGTTTGCCGACACATTGCCGTATGCTAAGGCCGAGATCATGAACGTCCAGGCGCAACTACTTACTTTCCCATCCATAACCAAACAGACGTTCACAGCCGCGACGCAGGCGATTCTTGATATCTCGTCTCGTACTCACCATTCCACGCAGGAGTTATCTATTATGATTGGTAAAGCTCTGCAAAACCCGGTCATGGGTATAATGGCGCTCCGACGGATAGGTGCCAACTTTACGGCCGAGCAAACTGAACTGATCAAAAAAATGGTTGCTGCGGGACAGTCGGCTAAGGCTCAGCAATTCATCCTCCATGAGCTTGCCACGGAGTACGGTGGATCTGCGGCTAAAGCGGCCGAAACATTGACCGGTCAGGCCAGCATCCTAAGCAGCGAGTTCGAAGAGCAGCGGGAAAAGGTGGGTGAACTGATTGCCCAAGGATTTATGGCGCTCAAACCGGTGCTTAGCGACATCATTGAGGCATTTGGCGCGGTGGTCGATAAGATAAAGGAGGCTGTGGAGTGGGTCAAAGAGCACAGAGATGTTCTCAATACTCTGAAAGTTGTCGTAGTGTCTATTGTGGCCGCTATAGCCGCCTACCAGGTCGCGCTAGTTGCGGCGCTTGTGTGGGAAAAACTCCAGACTCTTTGGACCCTGGGGCAGGTTGCCGCTATGTATGTTCTCGAGGACGCCTACGAGGGGGCTTCCATTGTAACTAAGGTATTGGCCGCGGCTCAATATGCTTGGAATGCAGCCATGGAAGCCAATCCCATCGGGCTTGTCATTGCCGGGATAATTGCCCTGATCGGGTTGATTACTTACCTGTACAATCACTTCGCCGGTGTCAGGGCGGTCATATGGGGCGTATGGGCCGCGCTGAAGGAGTTTGGTAATATGGTCGTTGACGTTTTCAAGGGTGTTTACCACATCATCCACGGGGCTTTGACTTTCAATTTTTCAGAGATGAAAGACGGGCTCATGTCCCAGGTGGATTTTTATCTCGATGCCGGCAAGCGGCTGGGTACTGCATTTAAGAAAGGCTATGACGATGGGATGGCGGATTTCAATAAGGACCATGCTACAAGCCCCAACGAAAAGGTAGAAACACCCAAACCAATCAAGGCTGGTGCGACTACGGCCGGGGCTACAAAGACACCTGCCAGCAAGGTATCGGGTCAGCGGATCACCACCATCAATGTCACCATTAATGGCGGATTGGTGCATGCGATGACCTTTCAGACAACCAATATCCAGGAAAGCACTAGCAAAATCAGGGAAAACGTAATTAAAGCCTTGACATCTGCGGTCAATGACTCGCAGATCGTGGCCGATCAGTAGATATAGAAGAGGGGAGGGGTAAGATGGGAGATAGGAACCAGCAGATTAAGATTGGGCCATCGAGTGTGAAACGGTTACAACAGACTTTCGATATTCCGAGCGTCCAGGTCGTCAATAAGCCTACGAACGCTTATACTGATAAGACCGGTGTAGGCGCAGCGATCGACAATCCTTTGTATTATTCGGCATTAGGAACGCCGGTTTATTCCGATCTGACGCTCGGGGATCTTTCTAATTGGGCGGCAAACCGGTACACCGATAATAATGGTGTCGTTCGCCAGTTCACGCCAATGACTTTTTCAACCGTACTGTTGACGGTAGCCCAGGATAAACGGATCGTGACCACGGAGATAGATGGCCGTGATGGTACCGTGAAGGAATACATCGGCATGGACGATTTTTCGGTAACCATAAATGGTATTATACCAGGGACGAACGGACATTACCCGATTGATGAAGTCAACCAGTTGTGGCAGATCCTGAAAGCGCCGATTGCTATTGCGTCCGTAGCATGGTGGCTGCAAATATGGGATATCCATAATGTCGTCATCAAGAGCTTTAACCTTCCTCAGAACCCCGGAGGTTACTCCGAACAATCTTTTTCTATTACGGCCTTAAGCGATGCGGCCCAGGAAATTCTATTTATTCCCAGTAGCTAAAGCTATGCTATAAGCGGGAAAGGTTTGACTGCTTGTATTCAACAAAATCTTTTGTTATGAAACATGCAAGTCTGTTTTCCGGTATCGGTGGGTTCGACCTTGCGGCGACCTGGATGAAGTGGGAGAATGTTTTCAATTGCGAAAAAAATCCCTTTTGTAGGCGGATTCTCCGTCATTATTGGCCCGAAACAAAAAGTTATGAGGATATCAAAGAAGTTGACGCAACTCAGTATCGAGGACAAATTGATGTCCTCAGTGGCGGCTTTCCCTGTCAGCCATTCAGCCAGGCCGGGAAGCGTCGAGGCACAGCAGATGACCGCTACCTCTGGCCGCACATGCTTAGAGTCGTTGGAGAGATTAAACCTACTTGGGTCGTTGGGGAGAATGTTTTCGGCCTTGTTAATTGGGACGGAGGAATGGTTTTCCGAAAGGTGTTATCTGACCTGGAAAATAAAGGCTACGAGGTGTGGCCCTATCTTTTGCCAGCTGCAGGTGTCAATGCACCGCACAGACGAGATAGGATATGGTTTGTTGCCCACGCCAGCGGCGATGGACTCCTGCGGAATCGTGAAACTCCGCAAAAGCACGATAGAGGGATTCAGGAGGGGATGGACCAAGGATATGAGCTTGACCCATTATATGATCATGGGGTTGCTTCCGATACCCAAGGGCATGCGCCGGTCGAAGGCTCTACCATCAAGGCAGCTTTTAAAAGCAGGGCAACTTCCAGTAATGCAGACGATGGATGGGAAGGCCGATATCCATGGCGCAACTTCCCAACTCAGTCCCCGGTATGTGGGGTTGATGATGGGCTTCCCTTCGAACTGGACCGAATTACCTTTTCTGCCTGGAGAAAGGAAAGTCTGAAAGGATACGGTAATGCCATTGTGCCACAGGTAGCTTGGAGGATCTTTCGAGTTATCGAGCAAATGGAAAAACAAGTGTAGATGAATTTGTGTGCTCAGGGCTATTGTAAATATCACCGTTAAGCAAAATCCCACCCAGGCCTTCCCCGGTAGAAATGGCACATTGATTTTCAACTTCGTCAATGACCTGGAGGCGGAGGATAATTGGAAGGACCTCACCAATAAGGGCAAAATGGTTCTTCCTAAGAATGTGTATGTCCGCAACCAGTATAACAATTCGGTCCAACTGGCCGGCACCAATGTTAACCTGGGTGGGTTTTCCTCGAACCCTCCGATATTCCTCCGTGGCGATGCGGTCACGATTCAGGCCGGGTACCGATATTTCGATGCTGGTTCCAATGAAAGAACCATCGTCAACCCCATTTTCACGGGCTATATAGCCAAAGTTTCATCCAAGAAGCCGGTCACCCTCGATCTGGAGGACAATATGTGGCAACTCAAACAGATCCCGGCTCCTAATATAGTATTTTCCTTTAAGACCTACACCCTCGAAAGTATTCTAACGACGCTACTGCAAGGCACTCCCTTTACCGTCAACCATCAAACCAGTACCACTCTGGGCGTGGGTATCAATATGGGGGACTTCCGCACCATGAATGAGACCGTGGCCGAAGTGTTGTCGCGTATCCGAAAGGACTATCATTTCGAGAGTTATTTCCGTGGAAATGAATTGCGCTGCGGTCCGCTGGTATACCTAGAAGAGGAAGCAGCACAACAGACCTTCGTCTTCCAGGAAAACATCATCGAGGATGAACTAGAGTATCAGCGCAAGGATGATATTACCTTGAGCGCCATAGCCTATTCAGTCAATAGGAACGCGTCGGCCGTGCAAACCAAGGACGGGCATACAAAAACAAAGTTTGAACGTCTTGAAGCCCTGGTCATTTATAAAAATGGCGCGTTTACTTCTACCGTAAAGGCTGCAGGTGCAAAAGCCGATTTCGCACCCAACACCGAAGGGGAGAGACGTACGCTTTATTTCTGGAACGTCACCAGCGGGGCGCAGCTAGTTGCTCTTGCCCAGGCTGAATTGACAAAATATTATTATAGCGGCTTCAAAGGGAAATTTACCACGTTCATGGTTCCCTTTGTCCGACAGGGTGATAACGCCAAGATCCTCGATCCTGTCCTTCCTGAGCGCAACGGCTTATATAAAATTAAGTCGGTTCAATATAAGGTCGGTACCGGCGGTTTGCGGCAGATCATCGAATTGGATTACCTGATTTCACCATTGGATACCAATGGAAACATTGTAAATAGTTAATATGGATAGAGAGATCATAGAGGCGATCCAAAAGATAACCAAGACCCAGCTGGCCGACCCTGTTACCGTTGTTGGCTGCACCGTGAATAGCGTCGATCTGTCTCAACGTTCTTGCGACTGCACGACCATAGGAGGGGATACGGCGTTGGATATACCGAATGTCCTTTTGATGCCAGAAGTCGATGACGGTTTCTTACTGGTGCCGTCTATCAACTCCACCGTTTTTGTGACCTACTCTAACCGTCAAGTCCCGTATGTGGTGTTATTTAGCGCAATCGATCAGGTTGTTTTTACCTGTGGTAATGCCCAGGTGATCATCCAGGACGGGCTTATTCAGTTGGGCGATGGAAGTTACGGGGGCTTGATCCAAATTCAGCAGTTAGTGGTGAAGCTGAATAATCTCGAGACCGCCTTAAATAATCTGATTCAGGCTTTTAATACCCACATCCATCCGGGTGTCCAGACGGGCAGCGGATCGACTCCGCCGCCGGCAAATACTGATAGCGATAGTCTGAAGCTGACAGAACGGGCAGATTTGGAAAATATCGTTGTGACGCATGGAAAACAGTTACAGTAATGGCAAACCAAGATTTTTTTTTGCAGCCCGATGGGTTGGGTAACGACGATCTGTATATCGATCCTGATACCGGGGATTTTGTCATAGGACCATCGGACGAGCAACATATTAAGGATACGGTGAACGCTTTACCGGGTTGGTGGAAGCAGAATCCAGCCGACGGGGTGGGAGCCCGGCTATATGTCGG